CACGACAATTAATAAAACAGAGTTTTATTAATTGTCGTGTCACATTCTTGTTTTCGTCATCGTGGAATTAGAATTATGAATATACGAGGCATAATAGCGACTTCGGCGTGTCCTTTACAAGGACACCGTCCCATAAATCCCAAAATACCACTCCTCAATTAACTATTATTTCAAAAAAAAATTGAAGTAAATTTATTCCTCTACTCCATAGACACCCAACACAAATTATGAGCCTCAATTTGACCATCCTTCCAATCCCATCATTCTCTCCTCCTTCTTATGAAGAGGTGATGGAGGAGAAGATGAAAGAGATGAATAGCTCTATTTGGAGCAATTTTGATAAGGTGATGGAAAAACATACCAAGATGAAAAAAGCATTGACATTCTTTGATTTGCCATTAGAGATAAGGCAACGCATTTATAATATTAATATTGAAGAGAAGCTTAAACCTCTTGCTGATAGACAGTATTATTATGATAGTATGGTGTGTAAGGAATTGGAAGGTATTAATATGGAAATAAAGCATTTTAGAGATGAGGTAGGGCAACAATTTGAAATAATGAAATATATTAGGTATAGTAGAAAGGTTTATGCTGTTATGGGAGTAAGGAGGGTTGCTTTTGCTAGACAACAAGCAAGTGATGATTTATGGTCTTGGTTGATGGTTTTAGAGAAATCTACATATGAGTATTTATTTAATGATGTAAATAGATTAGAGGATAAGGTAAAGATAAAATATGCGAGATGGAAGGAGAAAATGGGTATTGAGGATAGTGAGAGTGATGAAGGAAGTGAGAATGGTGATAGTGAGAGTGATAGTGATAGTGATTAAATTAATATATGGGTTGGGTGTTTAAAATTCTAACTATATTTTTTTATGCGTCCCATAAATCCCAAAATACCAGTCCTGAATAAACTATTTCTCAAAAAAAAATTGAAATGAAAATATATCAGCTCTCTAAAAGCACCTCCAAGATGCCATCCCTCAACAAAAAAGATTACACCGACCACATCTCAGCATTCTTTGCGAAGCAAGGAAAAAGGATGACTAACTTATCTAAAATGAGTATTGAGAGATTAGAAGCTATAATTATAAAACATAAAATTCCTGACCTAAATGAGGATGAAATATTTCAAGCAAGGATTGATAAAAGAAGGGAACAGAGTGAAGCAAGAAAGAAAAAGAAGAATGCTAATATAGAAGGAACAGATGAATATAAAGAAAAGAAGGAAGAAGAAGAGAAGGAGAGATTGGAAGGAGAAGAAAGGGATAGACAGGAGAAAGTAAGAGATATGATGATAGGTATAATTAGAACTAAATTAATTAGAGATTTCTATAATAATAATACACACGAAGAAAGAATAAATAAATGGAAGGCATACATAAATAGAAATAATATTATGAATTGGAGTAGATTTCAAAATGATTATGATACTGCTATTGGTATAATTGGTAAGGATGAAATAACTAAAACTTGGACTTTGGAATTTAATAAATTTGAGGAAGGAGGTGTAAATATAAATAATGGAATGAATGTTATGATTAATAGCAATATGCTAAGAGATAAGGTTTATGAACCATATATGAGGATAAAAATTGGAGAGAATGAAATTAATCCATTTAAATAAATATATATGAAAAGTTTAAAATTCTTAAATATTATGTTTAGAACTATTTTTAATGAGGATATAATATATCAATTATCTAGACACTTCACACGCAATATGTATTTATTTTTTTATAAGAAGAGGCAAGTAATTAGATACAGATTGAAATATCACAAGGAGAGAAAGAAGCTCACAACCCATTATTACTATCACTGATTTTTTCTAGAGAATAGTTTTGTGGGACTTGGTATTTTGGGACTTTTGGGACAGATTACAATTACGATACATAAAAAAATTGAAATAAATAAATTAGTAAATACACTTAAAGTTAAACTATGAATTATACTAAGATGAAGGCAATAGATTATACTAAGAATACATCCTCACCTAAATGGGTTAAAATAAAAATGGAATTTGATGCTGATGGTAAGAAAAAGTTTAAAGGTGATACAATTGTTACACAAGATAAAATATTTACTACTGAATATAATAAACAAAGAGAAGCTAGAAATAAATTAACAGGTCGTGAATTTAATTATATTGCTTTTGATACTAATACATATATACAATTTGATATTGATATTGCGGATGATGATGAATACAATTCTTTAACAAAGGAAGCACACGATTTCCTTGAATTTATGGATAATCATTTTCCATATTATAAATCTGCTAGTAAAAAATATGGTAAGCATTATATACTTCCTGACCTTCATCTATATGAATTTTGGAATAAACTATATGAGATGAATAATAATATTAGTGATTTGGATAAATGGAAAAATGATAAACCTGAAGCTCTATTTAACTATTTGAAAAAAGAGTATGGTTTTATTGAAATCTTAAATGGTCAATGGGCTTGGTGTGGTATTGATAATGAGATTATTATGCCTAAAACTCCATTTGATATTATGGAAGACGGTGAGAAATTAAGGAGTATCTTTAATAATAAATTCTCTAGAAAATTAATGAACCTCCCTGAAATTAAAGAAGAACCTAAATCTTCTGTGGTAAAAGAAAAACCTAAATCAACAATTAATATGAATGCTCCACCATCTCATATGGAAGGTGTTGATAAACAGGATATGTTTGAAGAAATTATAAGGAATATTGAAATGAAATATATTAATGAATATAAACACTTTTATAGAATTCTTGGTTCAATTAAGTGTGCTGGAAAACAATATATTGAAATCATTAAAGCAATAGCAAGTAAAAGTCCAAAAGCTAGAAATAATTATAATGAATGGTTTGATAAATATGAAAAGAGTATTAAAGGTCGTTTTGACAAAGCTATTATTTATGATTATTCTAAATTATCTAATCCTGAAAAGCATTATGAAATTTATTGTAGATATAATTATGAGAATGATAGTAGATATAGTAGTGAATTTCTAGCAAATGTATTCTTGGATACAAACAAGGATAATATACTTGTTGTATTACATAAAACATTTCCTGATAAACCTAGTTGGATTTACTTTTACAATCAATACACTAATGTATGGGTTAATGAAACTGAGGGTAAAGGTGATATAATTAAATGTGCTATTGGTAGAGATATTAAAAATTATCTTAGTAATGAATTGAAATTACATAAATCTAAACCTGTTCCTGATAAGGATGAGAATTTTGATGAATACACTGATTATATTGATAAAATGAAAGATATTAAAAATATGAGAAAGAAGATTGAAGAACCTACTGCGAGAGATAATATATATACTATTCTTAAACAGGAGATTAAAACTCATAAAGCTGTTCATCAAGATTTTGATAGTAATGAACGCCTATTACCATTTATGAATTGTGTCTATAATTTTCAAACTAATCAATGGCAAGATTTTAGTAAAGAAGATTACATTATGACTAAAGTTCAATATGATTTTCGTGACCCTGATGAAGAGATTGAAAAAGAATTTATTGGATTTTGGGATAGTTTATTTAAAAGTGATGCTCTTAAACAGGATATGCTTTATATTATTGCCACTTGTTTATTATCTAAACAATTTCAATATTTATTTATTCTCGTTGGTCAAGGTGCTAATGGTAAAAGTGTGGTTCAAAATTTAATTGAAGCTATGCTTACTGATGCCTTTTATTGTTCTACTGGTGGTAATATGCTTACTAAACCTATATCAGCTGATAAACCTTCACCTGAAATGGCTAAAATGAGTGGTAAAAGAGTTTGTGTATATCAAGAACCTAATGGTAGTGATAAATTCTCTCAAGAAACTCTTAAACAAATTACTGGTGATAGTAAAATTAATGCTAGAATGCTTTATTCTAATGATACTGTATGTAAAATGGTATGTAGTAATCTTGTTATATTAAATGATTTACCACAAATTGATGGTAAATTACAACACGCTTTAGCAAGAAGAATTATTAATATGCCTTTCTCATATAATTTTACTCCTGACCAATGGAAAATTGATGCTCAACCTCATATATATAAAAAGAGAAATGATAAATTTGCTTCTAGTGAATGGATTGATGAAGCAAAATATGTTTTGCTTAAAATGTGTTTAGAATTTATTAAAGATTATAAAGTAAAATATGCTTCTAATAAAGATACTGAAAATCCAAATGATATATTTACTGATACTTATGAATTTAGTGAGGAAGTTTATACTTCTACTAATAATTATTTGAGTGAAGCAAATGAAGTTATTAATTGGGTGAATGAGAATATTGTATATGAGAAAGAATTAAAAGAAGGTGGAAAGGTTGTTAATGAAGTTAGATTAAATCTTAATGAATTCTATGAGAATTTTACAAAGTCTTCTGTATTTGAAAATATGGATAGGGCAGAGAGAAATAGATTAAAGAAACAACCTTTCATTGACCAAATATGTAATCAACCACAATATGGACGATTTTATGACAAACAAATGAAAATATGTGGTAAGAACCAAAGAAATGTATTACAACACCATAGATATAGAACAGAAGATGAAATTGATATTTATCTTCAATCTAAAAATGGTAATGGTAATGATAATGATGATAATGATGATGATGATGATGAGGAACAAACTGAAAATATCATTATAGAAAAAAATGATGATATTAATGATAATGTTCCTAAAAAATTAATAAGAAAGAAAAATGAAAGTGATGATGATTATAATAAAAGATGTATGATTTAATTAAATGTTGGGTTTCCTGATACATCTAAATTTATTACTAATTTAGGCTCTTCTTCTTCCTTTGGTTTATTCTTACTTCCTTCAGGATATTGTTTTCTAGAACTCATATGCTTCATTATATATATACTAAATATATTTTTTTATTCAGGATAAAATTCATTCATTATTTCATCATAAGCTTTTTTATATAATTCGTGTGCTTCTTCAGGTGTTCCAGCAGAGCCTAAGTATTTCCTTTTTTTATTTATCCATATTTGGGCGGCAAATCTTTTATATGCCTTATATACTCCAATTGGTAGGCCTGATTTTTTTGTGCTTACTATTCTATTTCTATTATTTCCTGAACAAGTAATCCACCTTAAATTATCTAAATTATTATTTAATTTATCCATATCTATATGGTCTATCATCTCATAATTATTAGGATTAGGTATAAATGTTAAACCTAATAATCTATGAATACTTTTTATATATTTCTTTTTATTTATATATAATGTAATTTTTGAATATCCACAAGTGCTTACATATGTTTTTAATAATCGCTTTGACCGTGTGCTATATATTAATCCTTGTGGATTGATTTTATAATTCGGTGCTATTTCTAATTCTTTAAAACTTCCTAAATTTACTTTTTGACTATCCATATTACTCTAAACATATTTTTTTGTTTATAGTAATACGCAAACTAATTTAAAAACAATACTATTAATATATCATCTAATGGGGATTAAATATATTTATATCCTTCGTGCTAATAATGCTGACGATGAGAGATTTAGCTTTCATTCTGTGAGAGAATTGGTTGAGAAAGTAAATGAAATATCGCCTCATAAACTTAATATAAGTAAGGTTGCCAGTTACTATGCTGGTAAGGTTAAATATCCAAAACCTATATTTTCACAAATTAATAGATGGAGAATATAACTTAAAGTCAAGTTATTAATATAATGTATAATGGTAGAACCTTATACAGAACAGAAGATTTATGATGATATGGAGAGAAATAATAAAGCTAAAAGCATTATTATTAAAGACACCACTGCTAAGGCTTATGTTAGAAATATTATTAAATTAATGAAAATGATTAATGCTACTTCTTATTTAGAATTAGTTTCTAATTTTAAAGAAATTAAAAATAAATTTCTAGAAAAAATAGATAATACAAAACCTTTGTATAGTGATAATACAATTAAAAATTATTGTAATTGTATTGTTATGATTAGTGGTTGGGATGTATGTGATAAACCTAATGATACTGATATAACTAATCTTAATAATTATTATTTAATGGTTAAGGAGAGAATTAATCAAAAACAATTGGATAATGTTAAAACTGAAAAGCAAGAAGAAAATTGGATTACTACAAAAGAATTTGATGAACTCATTAAAAAAATGAGAAAACATATTGATAGTTCAAAAGGTTCAACACCTGAAGATTTACAGGATTTTGTTATTATGCTTTTATATAGTGGTAAATGGATTAAGCCTTTGCGTAATGATTATGCTGGTATGTTTTTTACTAATGAATATAATGCTGATGAATTATATCCAAAACAAAATTTTATATATGTTGATATTACAAAAACTCTTGAAGGTGATGAAGTTGTGGGTCAATCTCATAAATTTACTGTTTGTTTAAATGATGATAAGGTAAGCAAACATTATGGAAGTAGAAAATATAATATTAATAAACAATCTGTATTAACTAAATATTTGAGAGATTTGTATATACATAGAAATGAAAGTGCTAAGGAAAGCATTTATTTACTTGTTAATCCACAAGATAATCAACCTATGAGTAAAAATAATTTAACTAAAAATCTACAAAGAATTACTCAAACTTGGTTGAATAAAAAAGTATCCACATCTGCTTTGCGTCATATGTATATATCTAATTTAGACCATAATAAAACCTCTAATAAAAAACTTGCTGAAATTGCTACTGATATGCGTCACAGTCTTCCAACACAACAACAAAATTATAAAATTGTTGATAAAGAAGACACTGTCCCATAAATCCCAAAATACCACTGTCCCACAAACTATTTTCTCAAAAATTTACTATATTCTTTTTAGAATACTTATTTCATAATATATATACATAACTTAAAGTTATATTATGAAAGTATATTAAGATGAAGGTGATTACTGATGCTATGTATAAATTTCAAAAAAAACATAATGTCACTAGAGAATGCGTTACTAATTGTTCATTGTATATTCATATGATGAAATTGCTTCACCCTAAATTGATTATTAAAGCTAAACCTGTTATTGTTCTTTGTCACGATGATGAATTAGCTGCCAACTATTTTATTTCTCATTGTGTTTGTTATATTGAAAATGGTGAAGACTGTGAAGATAAAATTATTGAAGTATCATATGAAATTCAAAATAAAGCAAAACATAAAACATATATTGATACTTGGAAAGTATTTAATGATAATATTATAAAACCTTTTTACAAGGATAAAGATAATGTTATGTATTGTGGATATAATAATGATAAGATTTCTTGGAAATCACTTCTTGGTGAATTTATGGATATGAATAAAGCTTCTAATGAAATTAATAACACTAATGCTTTGGTATTCCATAATAAAAAAATTGCTGAGGCTCAATATAAATATGTTTTTAAAATTACAAGTGAATATGTTAAACAAGAAGTAGATAAGAAATTTAATACATATAAAAACAAACTTAAAGTGTAAGTGTGAAAGATATATAACAATGGCAAAGCAATGGGTCAATGAACATCAAAATGAATACTGTTTTTTGGATAATTTAATAAGAGAATTTATTAGAAGAGATGAGGAATATCACGAGGAGAGGAAGAGGAGTTTTGAAAAGAACATAAAAAGAGATAAAGATTATAAAGCAAAGAATGAAAAATTAGAAGAAGAAATTTGTCAATTAAATATGAACCAGGCAAATGATGAAATGAATAAATGGGAATGGAAGAGGGATTGTATAGGTGAAATAAAAGAATTAAAAGATGAAAATCAACAATTAAAAACTTGTATAAGAAAGAATAGGGAAGCTCGTTTTGAAATTATAAAATTACTTGTTCAACAAGAATTTTATAATACAAATTTAACAGTTGATATAAAAAGTAGTTTGGGTGTTTTGGCAACAATTGATTGTAAGCATAATTAACTTCTCAATAATGAATATTTTGCTGTGCTTATTTTAACATCATCTATATCAATTCCAAACTCTTCTACCTCATTCCAAGACCACATTCCCACCTTACTTTTATAATCTAGTTTTATTAAATTATATACAAAATTCTTTACTTTCTCCTCATCATCTATTTTTTTATTTAAAAAATCTACAATACCTTTTACCCCTTGCCTTTTTAACCATATCTGTAAAAATAAATTAAACCAATAAGTTGCTTCTCCTTCCAAACCATATTCTTCTGCCCCTTCACTCATTACATTAAACATATCCTCATTCTCTCGCATCTTTGTGTAGAACTTTACCATCTCAGGTTTTATTGCCACAATAATATCTTTGTCAATATCCATTATATTTAATTATATATATGATTAAATATAATTTAACTTAATTTAACTCTATAATATAATTTCCTTCTTTTTTTATCAAATACTTATCTTTTTCTTTTTTCTCTTTTTTATCATCTATGTATCCTCTATGATTTTCTTTCTCTTCTCTCTTCTTTGCTTTCATAAATGCTTTATATCTTGTTTCTATATCTTCTTCTTCAAATGGTATTGCTAATATTTCTCTTGCTACAAATTCAATATATTCTAATGGATAATTTTTTAATTCATTTAAAGCTAATTCTTCCATCTTTACTCTTATTAAATCTATTGTTCTTATCTTACCATTGGACTTTAATAACCAATCATTATATGTTTCCATCTTTATTAGGTCTTCTACATTATCTTTGTATTCACCTAATTTATAATTTATTTTATTTCCATCAATTCTTTTGCTTTCATCTAAAGCATTAAAAAAATCATTATCATCCATCATCTTAGGTGACAATTCAATCTTTACATTTTCTGCTATTTCTTCTACTAATTGATTTAATACCTCTTCTGTATTTTCATTAATAACTTTTAACATATATATATACTATCTTTTTTTACTTACTAAATACCTCAAATAATCATTTCCAAATATAGCATACATTACATCTTTATTTTTTAATTGTTCTTTTTTCTCCTCTCTTAGCGTCTTCTTTTTTCTTTTCTTTTCTATTTTATTCTCCTCTTCTTCTTCTTTATTAGGATTATATTTTTTCAATTCAGGGTCATCTTGGAATGCTCTTGTTGTATAGATGTGTAAATTATTCATATACATATATTTGAGAAAATAGTTTGTGGGACGGTGGTATTTTGGGATTTATGGGACTGTCCCAAAAATCCCATAATACCAGTAATACCAAAACTATTCTCCAGGATTAATTATCTTCATCATATCCTAATCCTCCATATGAATAAGCTGATGGTATATAATTGATTGTTCCATCAGCATTAAACTGAGCACCCTCAGGCAATACACTTTCATCTTGTGCTTCTACTGCTGCTTTATCTTTTTTCTGTTGTTCTAAATATTGATACATACTATGAGTTTGTAAAAAATGAAGAGATGGTTTCCCTTCCTCTGCTATTGTATCTCCTAATTTTGGTGGTTGATTTAAAGCAAAATCATAAAAGGCTTTCTCACCCTCACCACCTTTTATATCCTTTGATAATTCTTTTCTTTTTGCTACTAATGCTTGTTCAGCATCATCTATTTTTTTCTGTTGAAATACTTCTGCTGCTGAATGTGTCTTTAAATATTCTTCTGTTGGTTTTAATGTTGAACCAAATGTTCCCATCTCCTGTTTTAGTCTTGATAATTCTTCATCTCTAAATTCATTCTTTGCTTTTGATTGCTCTGCTCTTGCTTTCATTTTTGCTCTTATACCTTCTAAATTTTGAAAATAACTTTGTTGAGATACACCTGATGGATGTAACTGATTATGAACATCTCCTGATTGTTGCTCTGCTAAATTTCTTATTGCTTCTTGTCTTACACCTGATGCTGGTTTAAATGAACCAGCACTAGATAAACTCTCTCTTGTTGATTGATTTCTACTTGGTGCTGATAATGCTTTCATTTTTTGTATCTGTTCTAATCTTGCTTTTTCCTCTCCTATTGCTTGATTTATATTTTTCTTTGTTTGATTTGATTTATACTGAAATGATTGTCCTGATAAACTTTCTAACATCTCTTCTTTTGTTTTTGGAGCAAAAACCTCTTCTCTTTGTAATAAATAATCTGCTGCCTCACTCGGTGTAGCATCTTTTAAATCTTTTACTACTCCAAAAGGGTCACTTGAACTTGAACTTCTTGAACTTTCGGTTTGACTTTCAAAACCATAATGGTCTAACATATCTCTTTTAAATCCTTCTTGTTCTAATGACCTTATACTTGCTTTCTTTTCATTATCAGGCAAAGGGTCTAACATAGCTTTATATTGTTGATGAATTGCTGCTCTTAACATTTCATTTTGTTCCATTTTCATTTTATGTTCCTCATCTTTCATCTTCTTAAGCTCATCAAGTTTTTCCAGTGATGGTAATTTTGCCAATCTTGCTTCATATTCATCAAATTTTTGTTTTTTACTTAAATATAATTCTCTTTGTGATGATGTCAATGAACCTAAATCACTTGAACTTTCACTTGTATCACCTGTAAAAGGATTTCGTGGTTTAAATGGATTAGTCCCTTGACTTGAATGTAAATCACTTGTTGTTTCACTTTCCCATCCATCGGCTCTAAATCTAGCATCACTTACCATTCTTTGTCTATAAGCATCACTTCCATATTCTCTTATTAAATCATCATCATCAGGGTCAGGGTCACTATCTGCTCTGCCAGTTTTTGGATTTATTTGAATTACTGGTCTTCTTGTTAAATTCTCTTGTGCTACTTTTGATTTATCTTCATCATCAGGCACTTCTATATAAGGTTCTGCTTTTAATTCACTTGATGTTGTTCTTGTTTGATTACTACCTATTCTTGATAAATCTAAATTTGGAGGCACTTTATATTTCGGCCAAAATATTTCATCTCCATTATCATCATAAGCAATTGGTGGTGGAAATGTTCTATTATATGTTCTCATATCATATTCTTCTCCTATCCCTCTTACATAACTTTCTACACGAGCATTCCTTTTCCCATCTAATGCTTTTAATTCTGTTTTTCTTTCAGCAGTTCCAGCCTCAAAATCGTGTCCCCAATTTTCTAATCCTAATTCTTTTCTTAAATCAGGTGTATATTGTTCTATTGGCATTTTTGATGGTGCTTGTTCTATTGCTGGTGGTCTTGGAACATCTTTTATCATTAATGGTGGTGGTGCTGATTGATTTGGTAATGTTAATAATCGTTGTGTCTGCCCAATTTGAAATTGTGCTGCTGCTTGTGCTGATGCTCTATTTTGAGCACTGATTGCTTCTATTATTCTCTCTGTGTTTGTTTTTGCTGGTTGTGTGTTTTGATGTTTTCCATCATCTCTTCCTCCTCTGCCTCTAAAATAATTCTTTGTATATTTCTGTTCTTTTGTTTTCTTTTTTGGTTTTTGTCTTAAAGAGGGACAATTCTTTAATAATTCTTTAACAGATACTTTTCTTTTTAATGCTATATTTCTTAATTGATTAGCACATTTATTTCCTATTACTTCTTCTTGTTTATTCATTCCTTTTACAAGATTAAAAATATACTGGACTTCACTTATATCTTTCCATTTCATATTAGCTTTTACATTACCTAGTCTTCTTATATCATCTACATTAAAATGAACTTCCATATATATATATATTATAGATAATTATTATTTTTTCTAATCTTGTGATTTACATATTTTAGTTTTTTGATGTCGTATTAAATTTGCCTTACTTGTAATTTTCTTACAAACAGGACATTCTATTTTTGCTTTTCTTATTGCCTCATCTACATTTCTGTTTTTAATATTTCTCCTTTCTTTATTATTTGTAGCCCACTTCTTTATTCTTTCTTTTCTTTCTTCTTCTGTAGCATTACATTTTCTATCATTAAGAGTAGCATTTAGTTCTATTCTAAATTTCTCCTCTTGTGTTCTTAATTCATTTATATTATTAAATTCTACATCAGCAACCCATTCACATTTAACCTTATCAATTCCTTTCTCTAAACAATATTGATATATTCCTTGAGATTGTGGTTTATTTCTTAAAGCGTAATTGTGCTTACCTTGTCTATCACTTAAATATTTTTCTTTTGTAGAACCTATATAAATCTCTCCATCTACAACTATTTTATATATCATTCCTTTCATCATCTTTCATCATATTTCATATTTATCTTTAAATCATTATAGATAATTATTATTTTTGATATTAAATTTACTCTTAAATCCATTGTATATTTGAGATTTCTTTGTATCTACAAAAATAAAATTATATGGTTTAGAAAATACACGATATAAGATTTCATTAAATACATTTTTATTACAAGCAAAAAACTCCTCGAAAAGGGTAATCATCTCGCTCTTTGTATTACGACAATCAAATATAGCAAGGTGTGTTAATTGACTGCGAATAAATCTTGGAAGCTGGGTCATTTTCTGTGCTGAAATCATTACTGATACAGCTCCGCTTTCTATCTGTCTTCCAGTTAATTCATCTATTATTGGGCGACCTATATGCCTACCATTATTCATTAATTTTTTTAGAATTACACTATCATCACCATTACCATTCGGTTTTATCTCACTACCTAAATCATCTAGTATAATAAGAGTTCTACCTTCCATATCCTCTTCATTTTGTAGTCTATCAAATATAGTTGGTAAATCTTTTAAACTAGTATAAAATCTGTCTTCAGGTAATTTTGGTTTCTGTGCTTGACTTGCTATTGATGGACTGACTATAAAGACATTAGAAAACCTTTTATTATATATTCTTTTTTTACCACCTGATTGTGTTAATGCTTGTATTAAATTACTCTTACCTGACCCTGATTTACCTATACAAGCCATCCTAAATATTGATGCTGGTAATGGATAAGGTATGCCTTCCATCTCATCATCACAGGCAAATTTATATACTTCAGGTTCAATATAATTTTTTATTTCTTCTTCTTCTAATTCATTCTCCATTATATTATATATGAGATAAAATATAATAGAAATAAAGTTAAATGTATAAGTCCCAAAAATACCAAGCGTCCCAAGTGCGTCCCAAATATTTTGGGACGAGACCTTTTTTTTTTGGCGAGACCTTTCTCTGTAAGATATTGATGTATCTTTTAATTTCTTTATAGTTTAAGTCCCAAAGTAACACAATATTTTAAAAGTATTATTTCAAAAATTTATAATCCATAATCTCTCAAAGGCCGAATGCCCTTAGCAGTTCCCTATGACTTAATGGTTTCTTTTCAGGTTCAGGTTCAGGCACAGGTTCAGGCACAGGTTTTTCTTTTTCTATTGCTTCATTAATCTTATCTTGTGTATAACCTTCCTCTTGTTCTTTTCGTTTTATAGATTTTTCTTTTAATCGTGTGGAGCGTCTAGACCTAGAAATAACTATTTCATCATCACTTGAACTATCGTCTTGTTCAATAACAATCTTTTTCTTTTTGCGTCTTTTAGGAGGAGCTTTAACATATTCTACTTCATCATCACTCTCATCTTCCTGAATAGCGACTTTTTTTTTAGGTTTAGGTATATCAATTGGTTTAGATTTCTCTTCAACCTTGAGATTAACAGCATCTTCTTTTGCTTTTCTTTTTTCTGCCCATCTAACCTTATTCCTTTCTTGTAGGGCATTAAAAGCATCTATTTGTTTTTGTGTTTTGGGTGGTCTTTTCTTTTTCTCTTTCTGTATAGGTTCATTAGTGCTTTCTTGGACCATTTCTGTTTCCAAATCACTCACCTTCTCTTCGTCTATCTCGTCTTTTTCTTCGTCTTTAATCGTAGAATTAACCATTATATATATTCATTGATATAATAATATTTTCCTAAACGCAACTTTATAGAAATAATTCCTGAGTTTTTTTTGAGAAATAGTTTTGTTACAGCTGGTATTTTGGGATTTTTGGGACGCAGCTTTATAGAAATAATCCCTGAGTTTTTTTGAGAAATAGTTTTGTTACAGCTGGTATTTTGGGACTTTTGGGACACAGCTTTATAAATCCCAAAAATCCCAAAATACCAACTGTCCCAAAAGTATTCTCTACGATTTTTAGAAAAATATAAAATATCTATATATATTAACTATGTCTAGAAGAAGTCTAAATGGAATAGAAAGTGATGATGTTAGGAGTTTAAATGGTCTTTCAGTTCATAAAAATATGTTAAAGAAATTGAAAGCAACACAACCATTAGAATATGATGCTGATACATTTACCTATTCTCTCAAAGGATTAAATGGATTTACAGCAAATAAAATAATAAAATGTAATCCAGCAGGTGATGGTTTAATATACGCAGATGATAATAATACTGAATATACTGGAACTAATCCAATTGATATTACTGGAACAACTATATCATTAAAAGGATTAAGTGGATTTACAGCAAATAAAATAATAAAAGTAAATCCAGCAGGGGATGCTTTAATATATGCTGATGATAATGATACTAATTTTTGGAATTTAAATAGTAATTCATTAACACCCAAATTAGATAGTTATAATGTAATTATTGGAGATGAAGATAATGCTAATAGTAATAATGTTGAACTTTTAGTTTATGGTGATATGGAATTGAAAAATACTTTATTCTCTACTAATAATAATGAAAATAAAATAGATTTTGATACTACTTATGGTTTAGATTTTTATGGATTTTATTATTCACCAAGTTCAAGGTCTTATAATGTTAGTTTTAGAAATAATACACACGGCAGTAATTTTCCTTATTTAGGTGTTAGTAATACAGGTGATTTTCTCTTTCATATCAACGGCAGAGGAGATACGATGATTATGAAAGCAGATGCTACAAGAGATGTATTAATAACTGCTGGTGATTTAATTGGTGAAACATCAAGTTTGTATAGCAAAAATAGAATGAAAGATATTTATTGTAGAAATATTTATGCTGAACCAATAGTAATAAAAAATGCTACAAGTGCTTCAAGTGCTTATATATCTATGTTTGAAGCAAGTGATAATGGAACGAATTATATAAAATTACAAGCACCACTATCATTAGCAAGTGATGCTATTGATATTGTTTTACCATCAACAGCAGGAACTCTTGCTTTACAAAGTGAAATAAGAACAGACGCACAGATTAGAGGATTATTTTCAGGAACACCACCTATTAGTGTATCAGCATCAGGCGTTATATCAACATCATTTACTGCTACATCTACTGAAACTATGGAAAATAAAACATTAAAATCACCTATATTTACATCAACATCAGGTGCTTATGAAAAGATGATATTAAAAGATGAAAATTTAAGTCATAATATCAACATCTTCACGCCTGATTTAACTGATAATATAAATATTGGATTTCCAAGTGTGACAGGGACATTGGCGATTACAGATGATATTCCTAATACAACAGATATAAGAGGGTTATTTTCTACTGCTGGAAATCCTATTACATATAATTCAGGCACAGGAAGTTTCGGTTGGACTAATAGTAATAATTATATAGCATTAACAAATCTCTCCGCAACCAATCCAATAGTGTATGACAACACATCAGGTGCTTTTACTTGGACAAATTCAAATAATTATGTTGATAGTGCTGGTGTTCTATCTCAAATTGCCTCTGCGACATCTATTTCAACTGCTTCAATATTAGGAAATCCTAATAGAACTTTTGGCAATGCTACTTCGGCAAATATTATTAATGGAACAAGCACAACAATTAATAATCCTATTGGAACTGGAGCAGCAGGAGATGTGGCGAGAATGAGTTTGAAGGATAATACATTATCATTTAACGCAGAAATTAAATGTCTTCCTTTTACAGATAATAGAACCTTTCATTTTATAAATGAAAGTGGAACTATTCTAACTACTGGTAATACTGCTACAAGTCATATAAGAGGTCAATTTACAGCAACGCCTCCTATAGAATTAAATGTATCTACTGGTGTTATATCTACAACTTTTACACCAACCAGCACGACAAATATTAGTGGAAAAACTTTTATTGACCCTTTAATAGTATCACCAACTAATACAACAAGTTTTTATATAGCACAATTATTAGCAGGGTCATTAAATGATGGTAATTCAGTAGAATATGTTTTTGGTAAGGCAAACGCACAAGGTAATTGTTTTACGATGAATTATACACACATAGGAGATAATAATAGTGGTAATTTTTTAATGATGGGTTTGAAAACAAACGCAGAGAATAATATAAAAATGTATAATGATAATAAAGTTGAATTTAATACAAAACAAGTAGATATTATAACTGGTAATGGTGCTGACGATTGTAATTTAATTTTATCAACAGGTCATAATGGTAGTGCTGGTAATTCATCAGTATTAACTCTTCAAAATACAAATTCAAGTGGAACTCTTAAAAAGGCTCAATTGTTTTTGAATGGTGCTGATGACTATCTTGTATTAAAAAATTTAGTGACAACAGGAAGAATAGAATTCGTTGTTGGAACAACAAAATTAGGTATATTTCAAACTTCTCAAAGTGAGATTTTAAATACAACTATTATTGGTTCAAATAGATTTAAAGTAAAACACGCATCAGGTTTTAATTTTATTTCTAATCCTGAAGGCACACAATTTGATGATGATACTAAAGCAGGTTCTCATATTTCTTATCACGACAACGGAACTGAAATGACTTTTAACTGTCCTAACTCAACATATAGATACACAAATTCCAGTAATCATAGATTTATGTTTAATGGTGGAACAAGATTTAGTATTTTTGGTTCTTCTAATCCTTGTATTGCTATGACTAAAATAACAGGTTCTAATTTTAATAAACAAGGGGTAGGAACGGTATTTCCTACAGAAATGGGTGGTTGGTCTTCTCAAACAATTCCATTTTTAGAGAGTTTTTACATAGGAGGACAAAACACAAATGATGCTGAAGGTTATTTTTTAACTATGAATGGGCAAACTACAGGTATTTCTACACCAGGCGATAATGAAGCATTTTGGTGGCTCGATGAAGATAGTGCTCCTGGTGTAGTAGGTTGGAAAATTTCAATAGCAGGAGCAATATCAACTGTTAGTGATAGTAGAACTAAATCAAATGTTAAAACTTATAAAAATTCAAATTTTGATAAATATAAAAAAATAAGAACTATTACATATAATAGAAAAATCCCAAAAGAATTAAATCCAAAAAGATTAGAAAAACAAAGTTGTATTGATAAATATAATGAAATTCATTATGGAGTAATAGCAGAAGAGTTATATGATTTATATCCTGAAATAGAAAATTCACAGGATATAAGAAAAAGAGATGAATGGAATTATAGAAAAGATAATTGGAATAAAGGTATTTATGAAAAAGAATTAGATGAATGGAAAGAGAAGAAGGAAAATTATGATAAAGAAAAAGGAAAAGAAGATAAAGAACCATTTAAAACAAAACCACCAAATAAAGAATTTGATGAAGAGATGCCTTTTAAAGTTGTGGATTATGAAAGGATTAATATAATATCAGTAGGAGTAATTCAAGATTTAATCAAACAAAATGAAAAACAACAAGAGCAAATAGAGAGATTAGAAAAGAAGATTAATTTAATTTTAGCATTAGACAATGATAAATGAAGCGTCCCATAAATCCCAAAATACCACTGTCCCACAAACTATTTTCTCAAAATAATGTATAATGCCAAGAAAATTAAAAAAAGAAGAATTGGATTTATTTAAGACACATTCAAAACATCACAGTAAAGCACATATAGCTTATATGAAGAAGCTAATAAGGTCAGGTAAATTTTGCTTTTCCCAAGCACATAAAGAAGCTATGAAATTAAAAGGTAAGTAATATATATATGAAGTTCAAAAAGAGTAAAGCTAAGAATAAGAAGTATGCTATTAAAACTCCTTCAGGTAATACAATTAACTTTGGAGATAAAAGATTTGAGCATTTTAAGGATACAACAGGTTTAGGGTTATATTCTAATTTAGACCACAATGATAAAACAAGACAAAAATCATATTGTAGTAGGTCTAGTGGTATTAAGGACAAAAATGGTAAATTAACTAAAAATGATAAAGAAAGTCCAAACTATTATGCTAGGAAGTATTTATGGAGTTGTTAAAAAAATGATTTAAAGATAAAAATGTAGTAAAATGTAGCAAAATGCCGATAGTAGATTATTCAAAATCAATTATATATCAATTATGTTGTAAAGATACAAAAATTACAGATATTTATATTGGAAGCACGACAAGTTTTAGACATAGAAAGGTTGCTCATAAATCTTGTTGTTGTAATGAAAAAAGTGCTAAATATAATCTTAATGTTTATAAATTTATAAGAGAAAATGGTGGTTGGGAAAATTGGGATATGGTTATGTTATATGAATTTTCTTGTGAGAATAAATTACAATTATTAAAAGAAGAAAGAGTATTTATTGAAAATATGAAACCATCATTAAATATTTCAATACCAACAAGAACACAGAAAGAATGGAGTGCTTGTAATAAAGAAAGATTATTAGAAAGACAAAAAAAATATGATTTAGAAAATAAAGAACGATTTAGAGAAAGACATAGAGGATATGGCAGACAAAAAGGAACTTGTGATGTATGTGGTAAGGAAATGTATAAAACTAATATATATAGACACAAAAGAACATCTTGTATAGTCATAAATTAATATTATATTATCTTTAATAATAATATAATATGGATACTCAGGATATAATTTTAATCTCAGTTTTGGCTAATTTAATATTTCAACCATTATTACAATACTTATTACATAGTAGATGTAGTAAAATTAAATGTTGTGGAATAGAATGTGATAGAGAGGTATTAAAAAGTAAAGAAGAATTAGAAGAACAACAAGAAGAGAATTTATGAGAAAATAGTTTTGTGGGATAGTGGTATTTTGGGATTTTTGGGACGCTTACATTGTAGAAGAAATACCTGTATCAGGAACTCCAGCCCCTGTGGGATTAGCAATACCCAGTTGTGCTCTCAATTGGTCTGCTGTAATTTGTGTATAGCCTTTAGAATAATCTGTATCACTCTGTCCTTTTTGGAG